GGGCGGCTGACGCTTGCAAATCAGCAAGCAACTGCAGGGGCATTGTTGCAGGTGCGAGCTGAAAAATCTGTGAGGTGATCCTGCTTTCTGTGTGTTCATCGTACACGAATTCAAAATCTTGAATAACACCAGATGTTATTGGATTCACAGCACTTGAAATATAATAAGCACAATTTGCTGTGACGGTGTCCTCAAGTTGGAAAACATAGAACCCAGTGGCGTAGTAATTCTGGTAATCCGAAAACTTCATCGAACCTTCATTTGGGATGGTGTAGGTATAGAGTCCTTTGTCTCCAGGTCCAGTATAACGCAAATTCTGATTCCTGGATCCAATGGCCTGAGGCCATGAATCAACATCCCAAATGTTCCGCTCATCTGCTGACAATTGCGCGGCATAAAATTGTCCGCCGCGATAGTAAGCATTTGAGGTGTTGGTCAAAAGAAGAGCATTTGCGGTGACACGGGCCCTTGCACGTGCTGCTTGCAAAGTTGACTGTTCGATTATACCGAATGCCGGGAGTAAATACCGCCGGTTAGCCAATGGCTGGTACGAAATACTCACTGTTGAGCCGGTGCCATACCATGATGTGGTATTGGAATTGATTCGTTGCAGATAAAACCACCCAATAGAGCCGCCCACTGTAACAGAGGTGGTCCAATTACCACCTGAGATAGTGGTGGCGAGAAATCCGACAGGTTGGCTGTCTGGGTATTCATCTGCGCGCCCTGCTGGTCCATTGTAAATGGAACCGTAGGGTGTGACGCTTCCGCTGCCAGTAAATCCTGTGCCACTTATGGTCAAAGTGCCTGCTTTCGGGGCGTAGAAGCAAAGCTTTGTTCCATAGAGTGCAGGTTGAGGTGCATTAGCAGCGGCTGTGTAGGTCTGGAAGGTCATTTCATTGTCTATATTGATCTCATAGTCATTTGCCACATTGGTTAAGCCAACTGCAAAGCCATAGGTGGCTGTGTATAATGTGGAAAACGATGGGATCTGACTCGTCCAGACAGGGTGGATTGGTGATGGCACGAGCATTACATATGAGTTGTTAGAAGGATCAGCTGAAGCTGGTTGATGAATAAATGATCCATCTTGATACAGCTTGAAGACAGCTGTTTGCCAACATCCACCTTGCTGTGGAAAACGTGTTGCTGGTGACTCTCGCGGAAGAGTAATAATCTGAGCGAGGCGGGAAAACCGCCCCGGTCCGAGAGTTGCAACATGCTTTCTGGCTACGGTGGTCAGTGGCAGAATTGTCTGTCGAATTGCACGCGATTTTCGCCGATTTGGTTGGTATCGTGGTCGGCGACGTGGTTGGCGTCCTTTTCGTTTTTGCATGACAGGTGGACGTTGTACGCGTTTTGCCATTAATTCTAAGGTTGATACACACTCAGGTTAAAGGTTAGAGGAGAGAAGAAATTGGTTAGGACTCTTCGGCATAAAGCCGATGGATGATTGGCAAGGATATGTTGACGAGCACATTGTTGGTGTGCTTCAAAGTCAACCTGAACACGTCAAGTTCAGCCTTGCTCACTGCATAGTCCTGGCAGAACTCCAAATCCGCTCGTTCATTGGGGATCCCTGTCTCTCCTCGTGTCCACATCTTGTATTCGTCATCGGGATCCAGATCCCCTTGATGTTTATCAAGGTCAATAGCTGGGCCTTTGGTTTTATCCAAATACCATTGTGCAATGTCACCAAGAATCGGGACATGTAAGGCCACGGCTGTGATCTGACGGGAGATTCCTCGGCCCCATGAAATTGGATGGTGGTCCTTATCGATCATCCAATACATGCCTCGCAGCCTCCTGGCTGGCTCCGGGGCCCAAATATATTCTTTCCCGCCCCAAACAGGTCTCATTCCGAGAAACGTCGCCATTCTCCATCTGTGCGCCGGCATCATTGCGGCTTTGACACCAAATCCAAACTGTGCCCATGCGGCTTCATAACGCTGCAAAAACCCAGGCGACATCACATCAACACCCATAACATTGGGTGGCATCCTTGTGATCCCATCGTCGCCTGCTGCGGCTGTGAAAATATAGCCAAGAACTGCATGCACAGCCTCAATGAATTGGTCATTGGTGAAATAAGTGGTGTCAACGATAGCCATGGTGATGCACAGCACACGGATAAACAGACACAGCATTGAATTCTTGTATGATGTGTCAGAAACGCCTGAAGCGTTCACTGCCTCCACCATACACACATACATTGCAGTTCTAGCTCGGACATTTTCCTGAGCGCGAAAAAGGGCCTCGATAAATTCTGACATATGTGGAAACTGAATTGCCCTTACCTTCGCATGGAAATCGAAACTGCAAGTGCTGTGTCCTGCGTCCATTGAAGAAATGTCATCGATGAGGGTCACAAACTCCCCAAGTTGTTCTCGGGTCCACTTGCACCACTTGTTCAGTTGTTCAGGTGCTGAACACCCGGCATAGTACATCCGTTTTGTAGGTCCAAATCGACGGTGTAGCCACTTTGTCTGAACATGGGTGTAACGACCAAGATGAAAGAGGTGGATCTTGTCCGGTGCGCATATATATCTGGGTTTGAGGCCGGATCTGTCCATCAGAATGCCGGCCCGGTAAGTGAATGAATACGATTTCTCGGATTTCACAAACCCTTTCATTTTCACACCCTCTTGATAAACATGGTCGACAGTTGGTGTCCACCCTTCTCCATCATCTCGCATAGCTGATTCCATCACCTCTCTTGGTAGTCCTGTAAACTTCGACAAAAATGCTGCCTTTGAATGCGGTTGTAAAACTTCCACAAATGGCTGAACAAATTTGAAAAGCAATCGGAACATACGCGGTGATGGTTCATGCACGCGTGCCAAACCAAGTCGGCAGCAGAAGGTGGCGACAGCAACATGTGGATCTCGCGAAAAACAGCCGGGTCGCATTGAAAGGAAAGTAGGCCCGCATGACTTTCCACGGCAGGTAAGAGTCTGTGCTTTCTTGGTGAACCACGTCTTTACTTCTTTGCCCTGTGTCATTGTGACGCTTCCGCGTCCGGGCATTTTGATGACAATCTTCGTGGTTTCTTTTAGCTCAACGTCTGGCATCTGAAATTTCCTGGACCAAAGTCCTTGTACTCCAAAGAAAGATATGCCAGATGGATAGACCCTCGACCAAAGTGCGTCATTCCCAATGTGCATTCTGAAGTAGAGACAATCTCTACATTCCCGTCGTTTTTTGTGCCCAATTGCACGGTTGCAATTGACACAACGTGGAGCGGCGGCAAGCGGCGGCACGTTGGCTGTACCTGCAGGCTCTCGACAAACACGCTCCAAAAAGGCTTCAAATTCTCCTTTTGTCCAACTTGTTGACCAATGTTCTTCTGCCATCACTCTGCGCACTATATCGATAACAGTGGCTCTATTTGGGTCGGGATGTGTGGCAATCCTTGTCAACAACTCCCGTTTTCGCTTTGGTGGCAGGGTAACAGTTAGGTCATCCAACTCAGTTGAACATTTATTGGGGTACACTGGCTCTGTATTTGTTGGAAAGTGGGCGGTCAAAACCATTTGCAAGACCCGCTTCCCAAGCCTCAGATAAAACATCATAGCCAAGTACGCCCAATATGAAGCCAGCAACGCTAGTAGCACCTGGGTAATGGTCATAGCTCGTGGATTTGGCCAAGGGAGAAATGAGAATACGGCGCTGTACGCTCGATCCAGTAATGTTTCACGGGTTCCATGCATCCTTTGGACAGCTTGTGTCTTGATACGTTCAAAAGCACCCGTAATTCTGTCTCCAGCGCTTCTCACTGTCTCACCAATCTTGGCCACTGGTTGTTTGGCATTTCCCCAAATCCATTGCTGCAATGCACGTGTATCGCACGCCGGAACTGCATTTAACCACCGCTTTGGCCATTCATGCGCCTCAAAAAGATCAATGAAATGGCGTTGAAATCCATTAATGACATGCGCTCCCTTTGCCGGCATAAGGTTTGCATAGAGACTGCCGAAGGCAGCCCCCAAACCATTTCGGGCAAGGTGAAGGGCTGATTGGATACCAGTCCTCACCCCTGGGAACAATGGCAGCATGTGGTGGTAGAATTGATCGCGTGGAAGAGCATATGCAAGTGCAGCATTGTAAATGACGTTGTTGAATAAATGACCGCAGCAAATGCCAAAAAGTGACAGCCTGAAACTGGATCGGACCGGGTAGGTGCGGGAATAGCAAAGGTATGGTCCGATTGCAACAGTTTCTACATGGTCGGGTACATCAAACTGCGAATGTCTGAAGGGCCAAAGCAAATCCCACAAATTGAGATGTGCGTGATACAAAAAGCCCCGCGTTGCGGCTCGTGCGGGGTCAAAAGTAACATCATATGTTGGTCCTTTGATAGTTGCAGAGTCCCGTATCCCATGCACTGTGGCCATGTTACAATTGTGCATGTCAATCATGTGGAGGGAATGGTTCGGTGCTGATGTGATCCGATACGCAGCATCAACACTCTCATATGGCTCCAATCTTGGACATCCCTCAAACATATAAAATGCAGACATGGTGGCTGTTTGGCTGTTGCGATTACGATAGCGGTAGCGGAGCTCATGAAAACACGGTAGATACCAACAACAACAACAAGCTCTGCCCAATGATTTCGCAATGGTGTACGCAGCTGCGTTGTCGGGAGTGGGATGACAACGCCAAAATTGATTTGCTGCTGGATACAATGGTGCAGAGGAGTAAACGATGAATGGTCGTTGAAATGGCGATTGTGACGGGGAAGGCACTACCGTTGTGAAGGTGAAGTGAGGCTGTCTGGGCATCGGTACTGGGCCGATCATTCCGGCCGGCATCAATGTGTTCGGATCAGGTAAGTAGACGATGCAATGGTTGTCCTTTCTTGTGATGCCAGACAACAATTCAAACTCTGGCTCAGGCCATAAGCCATTTGTCCCTGGTCTTGATACAAGTGTGTAGATGGGAAAATCTGGCTGGCCTAGCCGTTGAAGCCTCCTCATAAGTTGTGGGATGGTCATCAATGCTGCTACTGATGTGAAGAGGGGAACAATATGTTCATGTGCCTCTTTCTCCGGTCCCTGTGTTAATGTGAGCATCAGCCTCAAGACTGAAGCACCGCAGGGTATACCGGGTACAGCAAGTCCGCCGTAATCGCGGAAACCAGGATGCCCACGTGCGACAACGTCATCGTACTCAAGTATTGGTTGTTGCCGCAGTAAGTTGGAAAGCCAATGCGCGGAGGAGGTGAAATTCGGTGTGACAAACTCTGGCAATCCAACTGGCACTCGAAAGCCTGGGGGAGGTCTGGTGGGTGGTGGCGGGGCAGGCTGTGGTTGATTATTGGCAGCCATCGCTTTGATTTAGGACTCACTCAAGCACTTCAAAACCGATCACTCGAGCTATCCAAGCAGTTACACCCGGTGGTTCTTACGAGCCAATAGGGTTCCGGTTGGTCACGGATTGGCACCAGTCCGCTCCATGATCAAGCAACAGCGAGGGATTGGACTCCACACTGCGCTCTCACGACATGAAGTCATGACAACCGCGGGTTTGCCAGTTGCTTTAAGAAAATTTACCTGCCCACAAACTTGGATATTGGCGCGTGTGGGAATTACGGAGGCGGGCGCACCAGTTGCATCGGGTTCACTACGTCCGACGCGTAGGGGGGAGAGTACGAGGCCGTCGAAGTTGGGGTAAGAACTGTGAGTAGGTGTAGGATGGACAGACAGACAGGGAGTGTGCGGCAGACCGAATTGCTAAGCAAATGGGCCTACAAACCGCAGTCACACACTCCCTGCCGCCTAATGGGGTTGACGGTCATCCGATCTCTAAGAAGATGGGACAACAAACCGCAGTCGTCAACCCCTCACAGCCCCTCCGCTGTCGCCCCCACACATGGCAGCCAATGTGTGGGGGCTCCTGGCCGCGGTGCGAATACCATGTTACCATGGCAACGTTAGACCGCAGCAATCCCTCTGGAATCACCAGAGATACATCCTAGCCTGAGTTTCAAGGCACCCATGGACACACCCCGAAGGGTGACAAAGCCCGG